AACAAATGGATAAGGTTTTGATTGACATTGAAAAATTAAAAGATGCCAACAGAGACCTTGGTTACAAGAATGGAAACTATCAATGATTGAAACTGTAGTAGCTCTTCTTATGATTGTTAATAACGAAATCAAAGAACACAGAATACAAACTGAAGGTATGGCACAATGTTTACGCGGCAAGCGCCAGGCAGAGAGACAATACTCAGAAGGGGTTATTTATTCTTGCATAAAATCTAAGGCTGAACTCGAAAAAAATATAGATGGATCTTTATCTATAAAGAAGTTAATACTTGAATAATGCCAAAAAATTTTACTTACAAAGTAGAAGTCGTAAATGGAAAATGTCCGACGTGTGAAGAATTTACGATGTTAGTTGCAATGTCTAAAGAATACTACAGGTGTATGACTTGCGGTGCAGACTTAGAGCAACACGTAAATGGTAAGATAACATACTTACCGGCAATCACAGCACCAAAAGGAGCAACACCTTTTGTGAAAGAATGGGCGGACGACGATGGCGAAAAAGTTTAAAGATTTTGTAGCACACGAACCTACATTTCACAAAACGAGTATTGGACGTAATCCAAGCAAAGCAAAAATGAACAAATCGAAGCGACGTAATTTTAAAAAATATCGTGGCCAGGGAAAATAATGAAATTTTTATTGACGGTGTTCATCTGCTCTGTAGCGAGCGGAGATTGTTACACCAACAACACATATCCAAAAGTATTTAACAATCACCACGATTGTATTCGTGCAGGACTATCAGAGTCTTACGAAGTGTTGATCGCGGATGGTACCTTTACAGAGGACCAAATAAATAAGATGCAATTATACCCTAAATTTCACTGCAAACCTGTAAAAGACGAAGGTAAAGTTACAACCTAGAATTGTTCTAAACTGTCTGTCCGTCCCAAGAAAGGGACGAACAAACAAAAGGTGTGAGAAGAGACTTTTCTTTTATCTTAAAAAAATATTACTTGCAAATTATATTTTATAGTATATATTCCCATAAATGAGAAGAAACAAACAAACCGAGAAAGGAAAAATATGCCGAACGTTAATATAAGAGTATTGTGGGATGATGATAGTGCGAACATCAAAAAAGATTATTCTACAGATAAACTTAAAGTTAAAGTAACTTCTGAACTTTACAATAAAATGGACCCGTTGTTTAAATTAGATTTTATGTCTGATATGGAAGAGTGGGTACAACAAGAAGTAAATCGTATACATAAAGATGAGTTAAATCAAAACGAAAGATTTGTTTATTCTTATGTAATGAATACTCCAAAGTCTAGTGATCAATTACAGGAGGAAGAAGACAATCCTGGAATCCTAGCAGCAAGAAAAGAAAAAGCAAAAGAGTTACAAATAAATGCACAAAATAATATTGGAAAAATAGTGAAAGGAAAAAATGGCAGATCCAACTAAATACAAGTCACTCTCAGTTCCACGCAAAGATTGGGAACAACTGGGTGATCTTGCAACTAAAACAAACAGGACAAGATCTAAAATGATCGGAAGATTGATTAGATTTTTTCTAGATAACAAAGGTGTAAAAGCAAATGGAAAAGATAAAAGTAGCAAATCATAAATACATTTGTCCGGAATGCAAAGGCAACGGCTACAACAAAGTTTATGATATGATTATCCAATGTGATAAATGTAAATCACAAGGTGAGTTGGATTTAGAAGAGCCAACTTTAGAAGAGCTGGAAGAGATGGCAGCGTCAGCGAGGCTGCAGTGAGCAAGAATCCTGTAGCCAAACAGCTCCGAACACCAAAATTTAGAAGTAAGAAAGTAGAATCCAAAAAGAAATACAACCGAAAGAAAAAAGAAATCGTAGGATATTATATGGACTACGATGGTAAAGAAAAAATTTTATATAAGGATGATTAATGATACCAGAGACAGACAGAGCGTATATCGCCGGCCTATTCGACGGCGAGGGTTCGATACACTTCAAACGTGGACCGGAGAAAAAGAAACGACACAAAGGCAAACCCGGTTACAGAATTTCAAACAGCTTAAGATTAAGTATGGAAGTTACAATGACAGATAAATCTGTACTGATGTGGCTGCATCAAACGTTAGGTGTTGGCACTCTAACAAAAAAACCACGCAAAGGTAAACGCGTAGATGGCACGCCGTATCTTATGCAATGGCGATGGCGAGCTACATTTAGAGATGCCTTTCACGTCTGTTGTTTAATATGGCCCTGGGCCCATACCAAACTACCCAAGATACAACAAGTCATACAACATTACTCCGAAGAAAAATTAATGGAAGGTAAAGTTGTAAACCTACAAGACTATAAAAGATTGATGAGTTTAGAATGAGTTGGCAAAGAAAAGAAATAGAAATGGTAAATGAGTTAAACGAAAAAGTTTTTAAACGTGATCCATTGAGAGTAATAAGTTCAACTTTTAGTTCTATAGATGTAATAAATTCTAATTATATAAAAGAATTAAAATATAGAAGAAACTATCATTCTAAAGCTTTTAATAATTGGATCATTGAAAAAATAAAATATGATTTCTTAATTAACCAAGCTAAGATCGATGATAAAATACCTGGTTATATTTGTAAATTTAATGATGGTAAATATATTGCCTGGAATTTACATAAAGTAAAAGAACCTAAATGGTATAAAAAATCTTTACCTAAAACTAGTGAGATTAGAGGTGGAGATAGAACTTTTGTAGATAAAGATGTAGGAGATTTAATGTTAGAAGATGGAGTCGAATTAATATGCGAGTCTTAATAATATTAATATTACTAACTGGTTGTAGTGCGAAGTTCGATAGCTACGACCCAACAACAACTATGGTAAAATGGATACTAACGAATGAAAAAAAATAATAGTTATAGATACCCAAAGACTCAACGGGAAAAGATAGAAGGTAAACGACACTATGTGTTTGATAAAGAAAAACTACCAAGTGTAACGACAATCTTGGATGCCACGCAATCAGCCGAGAAGCGCGAAGCGTTGGCCAAGTGGCGCGAATCGAAGGGAGAGGAAGAAGCAACGCGGATCGTGGATGAAAGTGCTGCTAGAGGTACAGCTATGCACAAGATTCTTGAGATGTATGTCCTGGAACAAGGTTATCTGGACCAGACAAACGTAGGTAAACAAGCACACAATATGGCAATGCAAGTTATCAATGGTGGTTTATCTAATGTTACAGAATACTACGGCACAGAATGTACTTTATACTACCCAGGTCTATACGCAGGCCAAACAGATTTAGTAGGGGTACACAAAGGCCAAGACGCAATCATAGACTTCAAGCAAACTAATAAACCAAAAAAGAGAGAATGGATTGATGATTATTTTCTGCAGCTATCTGCATATGCAATGGCGCATAACATTTTATTCAACACTCAAATAACTAAAGGTGTGATTATGATGTGCAGCAAAGATAATTATTACCAAGAGTTTGTGGTTGAAGGTAGTGAGTTCCAAAAATATAAACATAACTTTTTAAGGAGGGTTGATGAGTATTATAAAACAAGATCAAAGACGACTGGATAACATAGCTAATATGTATTGGAAAACATCTGGTGAGATGAGAGAGATGTGGGGTCGTAAGTGGTATGAATTAATTAAAAAAATAGGAAGGAAATTAGATGAGAGTCAGAGACTTACAACAGATTCTAGAAAAATTCACTAACGGGCAAAAAGGTACAATGATATCTGATTGTCCAATATACATTGAAACTCAATCTGGACACTTGGAAGATTTAAGAAAGATTGAAGTACAAGAAAGTGTAGTAATTGGAGACGCTAATCCTGCAAGATTAGTATTTAAAGCAGATGAAAGAAGATTATTTAGATCACTCACATATAAACAGTGTTAATAGAATCCATAATGGATACGGCGCCAAGGGGTGCCTACCGGGAGACTGGGAGGCACCTTGTTTCAAATAGATTTGGTCAAGTATCCTGACGTATTTTTACGTAACAAATCACACGAAGTAAAATTTCCTTTGGATGATAAAACTGAGAGACTTATTAAGTGGATGACTAAAGCAATGTACCAGCACCACGGCATAGGTTTAGCTGCTGTTCAAGTTGGGTATTTGCAGAGAATATTTGTAATGGACTGCACGCGCAGTAGAGAAAACCCAAAAGCATATATAAACCCAGAAATTGTAGAGAAATCTGATGAAACATTACGTGATTCAGAAGGTTGTCTATCAGCTCCAGGCAAGCAGGGAGATGTAAAACGACATCTTAGAATCATTCTAAAGTATCAAACTGAAGATGGAAAGGAGGAGAGAAAAACATTTTACAATCTAGAGGCCAGGTGCATACAGCACGAAATGGACCATTTAGAGGGTAAATTGTGTATAGATTATGAAAAAGGTGAGTATAGTAGGGACAAACATAAGTCCCAAACAATGGTCGAATCTGATTTTAGAGCTAAATCTGATACGTAAACAATGGAAACCATATGCTAAATTTGAATTACAGGGGCCTGGTGTTAAGAAAATTATTAAAAATGGCACAAATGTGCCCAAAATTACATAGTGTGCCAGTGTATAGGGGAATTCTAGGGCAAATTTTTTTTTCAGTCATCAAAAAAAACTGGTGGCACAGGTGGCACAGTGGTCAAAATCGACTAGAAGTGTTGGTATTAGCGAATAATAGCTGTGCCACGACATCGATTTCTCTTGGCACAGCTTGGCACAAATGGCGTAAATACTGGCTTTTTTGCAATTATGCCTTGGCACACTCCCTACTCGGCGCGCGCGACCTTTTTTGTTTTTTTGAAAACTTTTTTGCCCAAAAATTCCACTATACATTATAAGATAGAATATGAGACGTCCTAAAAAATCAAAATACAAATCTGTTGTTATTAACAAGAAGAGATATTACTATTACAAAATTACTTGGATTGATCCAACGGGTGACAGCGGGCACGCAACTCATCACGATTCATATGGTTTGATACCTTCCACAATGATAACTCACGCGTATGTTTTTGATAAAAATAGAAAGTATGTTTGGACGTTTGCATCTTACGAGGAGAACGATGAATTATTTAGTGATAGAAATGTATTTCCAATTGGATGTATAATTAAAATGGAGAAAATAAATGAGCGATAAAAAATTTAAATATGATGGTAGATCAAGACCAGTAACAGATTTATACAAAGAAAACTTTGACAGAATCTTTAATCCTACATTGACAAAGAATATGCCCAATGTAAAATGGGACCAACTTCCACCAAGGAAGGGTCCAAACTCACAAGGAGTAGATTATGGAACTGATAAGAAAAATAAGAAATAATGCGTTAAGAATTTGGCAAAAATTCAACAACGTATTTAATGGAAGCCACGGAATTATTTTGATTCTGATTCTTTTGGCTCTGTTGATGGCGTAACATCTTTAGTATCTTCCTCGTACATTTGATCTAGTTTATCCTGTAATTCTTCAGGAGATAACTTACTGAGATCCACGTTCGCGTTGATATTAACTTGCCTATCAATATATAATCCTCCGACTTGGCCCCGATTCTTTTCGGCGGTCACGGCGGGGGACATCTGTTTTAACTTTCTTGCTTCATCACGTAATTTAGATAACTCTTGCAAATGACTTTGATAGTTTACACCATATTTCTCTTGAGCTTCTTGTCTTAATTCTTTTATGTATGCTGCTACCAATGGATATATTTTTGGGTTCTTTAATTCTGATGCAGCTTGTCTTGGTCTTGTCTTGTATCCAGATTCAAATGCACACTCTGCAGGACTTTTACGTCCAGCTTCGTACACTAATAAGTTTGCAAACTTAATTTGATTCTCTGTTAATGTTGGTTTTTTAGGCATTCTTGACTTTTATATTACGTACGATTATAAGTCAATATTGTGTACGATGTACGATGAAACCAGAGTCAAAATTTTGGCAGTTAGTTAAGAAGAAAACACCTCAAATTCAGTGGACTAGACTAGAATCTTGGGCATCCTTTGGTGTGCCAGATCTATTGGGATACAATGATAAGTGTGGTTTTTTTATGGTTGAGCTCAAGGTAATAAATGGTAACAAAGTACACTTCTCACCACATCAAAAGTTGTTTCACTTAACTCGTATAAAACGTAACTTTATACTCGTTCAGATACCTTCCCTCAAATGTATAAAGTTGTATAAAAGCACCGCGCTCCCCGGTCTGCTTGCAGACCACCGCGAAAC